CCCGCGTCTGGAGAACTTGCGATTGCTTTTACTTGTGAACCATTTTTTAATTTAAGGGAAAGTTTATTATCTTCTACTGAACTATTACCACCATCTCTTAACCATACAGGAAGTAAGTCGTGCATTACTCTTACCTTTTCAACTAAGTTTTTTGCTACAGTTACTTTTGTTGCAATAACCAATGCGTTAAAGTCTTGGTTAAATAACATTTTCCAAAGAATAAATCCTGCTGATAATGTTGATAAACCCAACTGACGGGATTTAAGAATAATATTTAATCTATTTTCTTTAAAATCCGTTAAACACTCCTCCTGGAAAGGATAAAGGTGAAAGGGTATTTTTCCTCTCACCGGGTGCTGAATAACACAATACTTCTTCATAAAGTAAATGGGGTCTAACGCACATTTACGATATTCTTCAGCTATTATTTCTTTTAATGACTTCTTAGGTTGCCCTTGAACTCCCATTATTTTTTAAGTTTCAATTTCCAATACACACCACCACCAATATAAGGTGATAATGCCCCACTTGTACCATCGGTTGTTCTATTTGCAACTCCCAATCCTAAATGGAACATCTTATCTTTTTTCGTATTAACTAAAACACCAAATCCTAAATGAGATACTACATCTGCTTTGTTAAATCCACCTTCAAAACCATAAAATAGTTTAGTCTTTGGTAATTCTTTTACAATTGTTGTTTCTTTAATAGTTCTTTGTTTAACACTTGCATTAAATGTTCTACCTAATATTTTATTTTGAGTAATGGTATCAATTAAAGATACAATACCTAAACTATCTGGTAATTGTAATGTATCTTTGTAAATGTTCTTTGCAAAATAATCTTGTAATAAAGCTTGAGTATCTACAATTGCAGGAATAGTTACTTCCTTAATTGTTTCATGGTAAATATCTTCACCTTTTTTAGTTACTACCTTTGTCTTAACTACTTCAATTGTATCAATTTCATGCTTAATAAGTTCGTACTTTTTACCATCTACTTTTACAATTTCACCCGTTTTTGTTTTGTCTCCACCACATTGTTGGAAAACTACTATTACAATTAATAATGCTATTGCAATGTTTTTTAAATTTAATAATTTTTTCATATTTTATTTTTTTACTAATTCTGGATGATTTAACTCAACCAATTTTTCTTCTAATAATCTTTTTCTTTCTATTAATAATTCAATGGCTTCAAATGCACCATCAATATCTTTTTTCAAATCTTCTTTTACTTTCTCAATATCTACTTCCCATGACCACTTTTCAACTTTACCATCTTCGGTAATTATTTCCATTTGTTGTTTTACACCCCCCAATGCCTCTTCCATTTTAGCCTTATAATCCCTTACATACGCAAGTTTATTATTTGTTATTTTATAATCTTCATAAAAAGGAAATGTACCATCCGCTCTCAATTGAGTTTCAAATTTTGCCAAACAAGTTGTGCACATACCAGTTTTACTAATTAACTTTTTGTCTGCCCAACTATATGGAACCGTTTTACAATCTTCTGAAGAACAATGACTTAATTTATGTAAGAAATCTCTAACATCGTCCATTTCAGTAACGACTGTCTTAAATCCCTTTTCTTGTCTCCACTCTTTACCTTCACTATCTACCCACGTTTCACCAACTTCTCTTTTTTGTTCGGTTTCTTTTTCATAACCAAACGACTTTTTATTGTTGTCCTCTCTACCAAATACCGTATCTATAATTAATTTACGAGATTTGTGAATGTTTTTGTTTTTCTCATCAAAACTTTTTCTTTTTGCCATACTAATCTTCCTTTTTGTAACTGTTTATTATTATAATATATATCAAATTAAGAGTAAAAAATGCCAAGTATCTGATTTAATGGTGCAAAAGTACCTGTAAGTTTATATGTTTTACCATTATAAACAAATACTAACCCTTCACTTGCTACTATTTTTTCAATTCCACCTAATTGATTTAATCTAGATAATTCTTGTTTTAATTTAGCTATTTTAGATGGGTCACCACCATTTCTAACTTGTTGTGCAACTGACTTTAATTTGTCTTTCATTGCTCTAATTGCGTTATCAGGATGAACAGTTAATACACTTCCAACAAATTCTAATACATCTGCACCTACTCCTAAAAATATTTCTTCAAATGGTTTGATATTATTTTTTTGTTGTTTTACAACATTAACTTTATCATTTTGTATTGCCCACTTTTGTAATTCTGGATTTGATATTGTATTTAATCTAAACCCTTTATCACCAAAGGCCCATCTTCTAATCAATGACTCTTTTGTAATTTTATCAATCTTAACAGGTACGTTTGATGTAATCCACCAATCCCACCAGCTTTGATGATAGTCTGCAACATTATCCGAATCGGATAAACTAAATTCGGATTGTAATTTATTTAATTTTGATAAATATTTTCCTTTTTTTGAATTTAAATCATCATTTTTAGGAATAGATGTAATTGGAGGGCCTTGGATTGTATATTTTGATTGAACATCCGCATTTACTTGTTTAATCATTCCTGCCAATGTACTCTCTGCACCATCCACTTTACCAATTGAATTACCACTTATATCATATTCTATACAATTATGAAAAACCAATAAAGCTTGGCCGTAAGGAATTACATTCACTGATGTAGGCCATATAACTTCAATGTTCATAAAGTTTTTACCTTCACCGAATATTTTTTCTCTTTGTTTTTGTGATAGAGACGATATTGCTGCTGATAAGTCTTTCATTGCAAAATTGTATGCATCCGTCAATCCACCTCTATTATTAAATTTTGATGCAATCCCTTCTATTCCTAATGCGTTTGCTCCCGCGTTTGATAAGTGACCTTTGTTACGAGCTGCTATTAATCTTCCTTTTTTCCAACTAATTGCCAAAGCCTGTCCGTCTGTTTTTTCTCTAACTACTCCTAAATCACCATTAAGTGCGGATGATATAATATTTTTTAAATCTCCAAATGTCAAATCCATATCATCAAATGGATGTGCCATGTGACCATATGCACCACCTTCTAATAATAATCCTTCTTTAATAAATTCTGTTTCTACATAATCTACTTCTGGTAAATTTTTGATACTATATGTAATCGTTCTTTCTTCTCCTTCTTCGTCACCAAATATTGCATCTGCTTTTGGAAAATCAGTTTGAGTATATCCACCATTTGTATACCAATCTTCTGATTTATTTACACCATCATTTCCGTCTAATTTTCTTTTTTTTCCTTTAGGAACATATCCACCATCTGGTACACCATCTTCTCCAGTATTTACACTAACTTCACCCAAATAATTGTTTATGAAATTTTCAACATCATTATATAGTTCATCAATTTGTTCATCAAAACTTGGTTTAAGATTTAATTCTTTTTCCATTTGAGTTATTTCATCATAATTCATATTACGAAGTACTTTTGCTACCGCATTTGGATTATTTTGATTTGGTTTACCAAAAAGATATGCATTTATTCTTTTTCTAAAAGTTGAATCTCTATATAGTTTTATCATATTCATAAAATGTACATCCGTAGATTTCATTTCATCAATATTTTCATCTTTTTTAAATATATTTTGACCTTTGTCACCCAATCTAAATGTTGTTGCTTTCTTACCATTAATTGTTGGCATTCCGTAGTCATCCTTTCCAATATCTTTTACAACAACTTTTTTGTTTTTAAATTTACCCATCAAAACAGTATCACCTTTGTCAACATCTATATTAATACTTTCGTTGTAAATTTGTTTATTTATCTTACCATAATTTCTCATTAAGATTCCCGCTACCGCATGTGCTTGGTTTTCTATTGGAGAACCCGTTGCACCATCTTTAACTTCATCTTTAACTAAACCCAATTCATCTTGTTTTCTATGAACCATCTCATGTGCAAGAGTTCTAAGTATGTCTGCCGTCAATCTACCTTCTATTGCAACATATATTTCTTTTGACATTGGATTGTATCCACCTAAACTGGTTTTTGCTTCAGAATATTCTCTACCACTTAATAAAGTAATTTTTGGAGTTTCTTTTAACTTTAATTTTTTAGTTGCGTATTCTACAAAATGATTTATTGAATTTTCTTTTGATTCTGAAAGGTTTTCGTTTAGTTTAAATTTTGATTCTAATTTTTTATTATTATAAGAATCAATCATATCCTCCATTATTTTAGGAGTTATTTTCATATTTTCCATTCTTTCTGCAATTGCAGCTGCGAATATATTAAGTGTGGTTGCGGGGTTTGTACCTTCTGCAAACATTGCAGCCTTTGCAACACCACCTATTGTCACCTCACCAATAGCATGTGGAATTAATTCAATTGCAACGTGTTTTGCAAATGCAGCTGCACCATGTGCTAAACCTCCTGTGATAGCTGCAGTTAAACCTGTTATTACAATTTTTTTACCAACGGATAACATTGCTTTTTTATCATGACCATCTAACTTCTTTCCACTCATTAATTTCATTACACCCTGTCCGGCTGCTTTAAATTCTTGTGCTTCATGTTTTAAACCACGCATAATTGCAAGACCTGCACCCTTTGCTTTATCCATTATTGCTTTACCCCAACTTCTTCTTTCGGTAGAACCACCATTGTGTAACTTTTCTTTAAAAAATTGTTTTTCTTCTTCTGACCAGCTTTTAATTTTATCACCAATTCTTTTTACATATCCTTTTGCAAAATCGGATGACTTTTCTTTTTCTATATTTTTTTCTGCCGATGATTTTAATTCTACACCACTTAATTTTTGTTCAGGTGATGGGCCTTGTTCTTGTCCTGCTTCTGGATTTGTAGTAGAAAGTGTTTCTTTATCCATCTTACCTTGAGCCGTTTGTCCTTGTTTTACAGGTTGGCCAGGTTCAGATGGTTTGGCAGATTGTGTTGCTGCTTTTCCTGGTTGTTCTTTTTTCTTAGGTTCATTTACAGGTGCATCGGTGGGCCCTTGTATTTTTGCAGCTTGAATATGTGCCGGATGGTCTTTTGGTAATCTCAAAGCATTTCTTGCTTTAATTTTCTTTTGTTTACCATCTGCTGCTGTATATGTAATATCTACATCTAAGTTTTTATTTGGAACTTCGTTAAGATATTCCATTAACCATTCCTCAAACATTTCATTAGTTATAGTATTTCCAATTATTTCTGCAATTGGGTCATATGGGTCGTTCTTTTTATGCCAATCCGGTTCATCTGATGGATGTTCCGTTTGATGTCTTGTAGGATGTGGTTCAGGTCTCATTTCGTAAGAAGGTTTTGTATTATTACTTTCTTCTACTGAACCTGTTGGTGCACCATTGATATATCCACCTGGTAAAACTAACCCAACACCTATTCCACCCGGCATTCCATCTTCATTTAATTTTGAAGTAATCATTTTAAAAACTTCTCTATCAAATGATGGGTATGCTTTTAAGAAAAACTTTTTTGCTACCTCTTTATTTGAACTTCCTAATTTTTTTCTAACATCAGTTCCACTTATTGGATTTGCTTCTGCAGGAACTGGGTAATAATAACCAACCTCATCATAACCATATCCGGCTTTACCTTTGTATGGTTTAAAATATCCACTCTTTAACCTACTGGCATCCTTTTCTCCGACTGCTGCAATGTATTGAGTAGTCTTACCATCGTATTTAGAAAGTATCTCTACGGGTCTGTAAGGGTTGTTTACTTTGACAAATTTAGATGCTGGTACTCCAAACATCTTAATTGCAATTTCTTTTTTCTCCTTAAATGTAAATGGAGATTTGTCTGAACTTGTATCGTTAGAGGTTCCAATATATACATTTGCTTTTCCAAATTTAGAAACTAAATCTTCGTAAGCCGCATAATGTCCTTTGTGGAATGGTTGAAATCTACCACCATATATAACAATAGTTTGTGTAACTATTGGTTTATTTACTTCTTTCAATAAATTCATGTATATAAATATCCTAAATTATTAGAAACTCTTATAAACGAATGGGTCTCTTTTTTTTAATTCTGCTAATTTTTTTTGAAGCTTTTTTCTGTTTTGTCTGGTTTTGTACCAATCTTTAATTTTTTTAATAATTTTTTTCATATTTTTTATTTATTGTATAATTCTGGGTATTCCGTTAATATATGAATACCACCATTTTCAATTGCATATTTATAAGATAATTCAACATCTTGCCATGTTTTTAAATCATGTATTTCAATATTTGGACACATTGTTTTAAATTCTTCAATATAATTTGCTTTATGTTGGTGGCCAGGGTCTAATGGTGTGTCCGCACCTTTACCAACTCTAATAAGTATATTGACTTTGTTTTCCGTCATTAATTCATATTTGTCAATGTGATTAACTAATTGATTTGTTGCTGATATAATAAAATCCCATCTTGGGTAGAATGTAATAACTCTTTTTCCAGTCATTGCCAAACCCAAACTCATACCCATTTGAGTTTCTTCCATAACAGGAACTTCAATCATTTTTTCTTTTGGTACATTTGTTAAAGTTGTACTCATAGGATTTCCGGCATAAACTATTTGTTGGCCGATGAATATTGTATCTTCCAATTTGGCCAGTTCTGTCATTACATTTATTAATGTATCTTTATATGATATTTCGTTTGTATTCATTTTATTTTATTAAATCTATTTGTTGAATTTATATTTTCTATAATATTATTTGCAATCACGTTATGGCATTCTTTTGATATATGTGAATCCATGGGTGGATTTTTTAAATTTTTAAAATCATTTCTTATAATAAGATTTGAATTTTCTGTTGTTAAATCCTGTATACAATTATATTCATTATCATTATATTTTAATGTAATAAATCTTTCATTTAAAAATTTATCATTTTTTATGATATTAACATAATCGGGTGTCCAAGAAAGTAATTTTGTTTTTATACCCATTTTTTCATAAAAAATAAATTTTTCTTTAATATTATTAACAATATAATTTAATAAATCAACAGATTGCCATTCTTCATATGTTTTATTATTAGATTCCAACCATTCGTTAAATATGTCAAAATCTGCCATGTTTAGTTCAAAATCTTTTTTAGGTTTATTATATGCATAACCTGCATTGAAAATATATTCTTTTCCTTTTAATACAAATTTAAATTTATTTCTATCCGGTTGGCTTGTTTGTAAAATAATATACGCAATATCCTCAAATTTATATTTTTCTTTATAAAAATGATTTCTCATTGGATTATTTTCAATTTGTAAACAATGGTTTATTAATTCAAATGAAACATCCTCATTACCACCATTTTCTAAATGTACTATTTCAAATGTTTCAAAATAATTTGCAACAATTCTGGGGAATCTAATTGTTTTAATAAAATTTAAATGTGAATCAGTATATTCCGATTTTACAAATTGATTATCTTTTGGTAATACTATATTTGGTAATGTAGAATAGTGATGCAGTCCCTGTCCCCAAGTAAACGAATCTCCTGCGAATATAATTCCATTCATTATTTAAGTTTTAAAATTATTGTATAAAATAAAGATTTTCCAGTCCAACCATAATCATTATATTCAACATATTCTATTGTAAAATCATCGTTAGTTAATTCAATAATATCGTTTTCGGTAACACCTTCACAATTTTCAACAAGAATTATAACACCATCTTTATTTAAATAATTTTTAACATTTTTGAAAAAATTCTTATGAAAATTCATATTTTCGTCTAATGAAATTAATTCTTCATGTTTACTTCTATATCCTCCAGGTCTTATTGTTTTAAAATGTGGTGGGTTACTAATAATTGTATCAATATCATTATTTGCAATCAATTCATTAAATCCATTTGATTGAATAAATTTAACATTATTTAAATTGTTTGTTTTTATTGTTTCGTTTATATGTTGTAAATTTTCATTGTTAATATCAACTAAATATAATTCATCACAATATTTTTTGGCCAACAAGTGGAAACCCATAAATCCAGGGCCTGAACACATTTCCATAATATTTCCTTTCTTAATGAATTTTTTTACGTTTTCACTATCCAATGCGTTTACACCAAATGTTGTTCCACCACCATCTAAGTGTGGTTCGTATGAAATTTTAATATTATTTGTTTCAAATATCATTATGGTTTAGAATTTGGATTATATAAATGCTTATTTGCTTTATACCACTCAATGGTTTCTTTTAAAGCTTCTTTTATATTTCTCTTTGGTTTCCATCCTAAATCGTTAATCTTTTTAGATGATAATAATCTAATAGGAATCATTGGTGCTTTGTTATTAACATATTCAATTGGATTTGTATTACCATCTAATTCTTTAATGGTTGCAAGTGTTTCATTTACTGTAAACCCTTCTCCATAACATACATTGAAAATATCATATGTATCGTTATTTTCTGCTACAAAGATAAAACCATCTGCCATATCTTCAACATGTAATAAATCTCTTACTTCCGTGCCATCACCCCAAACAGGAATTGGGTTTAAACCATCTGCTACTTTACGAATATTTGCAGGAGTAACGTGACATTTTTCAAAATCAAATTTATCATTAGGGCCAAATGCGTTTGAAGGTCTTACAATCAAGCACTGCATTGGTTCGTGAATCTGATTAGAAAAAAAATCACACAACATTTCACCATATCTTTTCATACCACCAACTGCTTTATAAACAGGTAGCATTGGTGTAGCATGTATATTCATATCTTCGGTACAAAACTCAGTTCCCATATCAGGATAAGTTGTGTTAGATGATATAAATAAAAACTTTCTAACTTTGTTTTTCCAACTTTGTTCCATTAAGTTTACATTCATCTCCACATTTGGAGTAACATGTAATAGTGGGTTAAATTTGGTATCTAATGCATTTGATGTGTTTGCTGCACAATGGAATACTACATCCACATCTTTACTGATTAGGTCACAAAACTCTGCAGTTTGTAAATCTCCTTTGATGTGTTCTACTTCATTCGTTCCTTCGAAATCGTTTCTCAAATCTCTACTGAATGATGTTGAACGAAGGTTTCTATAACCCTTTTCGTATAGTAATCGTAATAAATGTGAACCTATAAATCCACTTGCTCCTGTAACTAAGACCTTGTCTGTTTTTTTCATAACTTTGTTTTAAATATATATTGTTTCTTTTTTATAATTATTTATTTCATAAAATGCATTATCTTCTAATACCCATTTTATTAATTCTTTTGTTCTATCATTATCTTCTATAATTAATTCATGAACTCTTTTTTGATTTGCAATTAATCTATCTTTACATTTTAAATAAATTTCATGCATATTCAATTTTAATAATCTTTCAATTTCTTTTGCAATTAAATTACATTTTAAATATAAAGGAGTATATTCCATATCAGTACTTGATAAATCATTTATTTCAATTTTATCATATGAATGGTCTATTATATCATCAAACATATCAAATCCAAAACTTCTAAAATATTCAATTATTTTAGTATGTCCCAATAAAATTGGAAATTCTAAATTTAAAAATGGTTTTATAGATTTTTCAGTTATAAAATTTACTTTTGTTGGAATTGTTTCAGCTATTATATTAACATAAGCTTTATTAACAAATTGATTTTGTATTTTAAATCTATTATTAGATTCTTTCCAATTTGGGTCGTCTATATCTACTTTTAATTCAGGAATTTTTATTGAACGATACTCACATTCTTGTGCACTTAAATAACCAAAATCTTTATATTTTAATAATTTATTAACCAATACAATTCTATGTGCTCTCATTGTATTATTTAAACATATGTACAATTTATCTCGTTTATTTTCATTCCATTTTACACCACCAATTATATTAAGACATACATCGGTTCCGTTATTTATTTCTATATACTTATGAAATGTGTTATTATTACTATCACAAAAAAATCTAGGACCTGAAAATGGGTATGTAAATATTTCCCAATCTTGTTGGTCAAAATTTATAACATCTAATGGTGTGATTATTTTTTTTCGCTTATATGAAATATTATTTTCTTTTAAAAATTCACTCCATACTTTACACCTACTATCCAAATTATCAGCTTCTCCACTAAAATCAATCACAAAATCGTCACAAGATAAATTTTTTATTTTTTCAATATCTAGTTCATTTCTTTTACCATAATCTAACCAATAACCATGTACGCAAATTATATTATAAAAATTTTTATTTTTTTCTTGGAGTGAATAAAAATTATTTTGCACAGAAATTCCACCATTTGTTGAAGTAAAAAATGAACAATCATATTTTTCTGATAATGATAATATTGTAAAATTATTGTTTAAATAAGTTTTGTATAACACTATAATCTACTTTTATATTCTAAAATTGATTTTTTTAATCCTTCTTTTAAAGTTGTTTGTGGTAAGATACCATATTTTTTTTGTTTATCTGCACCTAAACATCTAATTGGGTCACCATTTGTTTTTGTAGAATCCCATGTAATAAGTTTTGTTTTACCTGTGATTTCTTTATAACATTCAACAATGGTTTCAATTGTTTCTTTAATAGTTACTGCTTCTGCACATCCAAAGTTAATAATATCACTAACTTCTTTTTTAACTACATCAATTGCAGCTTGTGCAACATCATCACCAAATACAAAGTCTCTTTTAGATGAACCATCTCCCCAACATACCATTTCTTCACCTTCTACATTAAATAATTTCCAAATATTAGAACTAATAACAGTTGCATCTTGTGCAAAGTTATCATTGATACCATATATGTTTGAAGGTCTTATAACTGTCCAATTTTTCCAACCATATTGAACTCTCAACGAATCCAATGTCAATTCACCCATTCTTTTTGTCCAACCCGGATGCCAATCCAAACGAGATGGAGTAGATGCCCAAGTTTCTTCTTGTGACCAAATATCTTCTTCATTCATTACTTCTGCCGGCTTATAAACACCAACTGATGAAAGATATACAAACCAATCAACCTTTGCATCAAACGATGCTTTAATCATATTAGTATTGAACATCAACATTGGGAATAGGTAATCTGCAGGTTGAGTTGATGACCTTGCTGGTGAACCTTTTACACCTGCAATATGTAATACGATATCTATTTTTTCATCTGCAAATAAACTTTCACAATGAGAAAGATATGTTAAGTCTGTTTTTACCAATTCCAATCTATCATTATATTGTCCTTTTAGAAAGTTTAAGTTTTCACTAAATCTAAGGTCTACTGCGTATACTTTTGCAGCACCTTCTTCTAAACATTTTTTAACTGCCGGCAATCCAACCAATCCGTTTGCTCCGGTTATAATAACTTTTTTTCCTGTAAATTCCATTATATGTGTTTTTTTAAATTTTCTACAAATACATTTTCTTTTTTAGTTGCCCATAATAAAATATGATTTCTATTATATACCAAAATATCTTTTATAGATAAATACCACTCATGTATTATATCTAAATCCAACTTTGATAATCTTTCTATTTCATTACAAATTGCAATATATCTTTCACCATCATTTTCTATTTCATCATAACTTTCATCAATAAATCCATCAAATGTCTTAAATCCTAAAGAACGAAAATATTTTAAATAACCACAAGCTCCAACTAATATAAATGGTTGCAATGTTGTGATTGGATTTATGACCTTTTCTGTTATAAAAATATCTTTTTCAAAATTTGTTTCAGTAACTATGTAAATATATGAATCTAAAAATACTTCCCTCTTATAAGCTTTACCACATTCAAATCCTTGTTTATCATCACTTCCATGTGTATCTATTTCCATTATTAATTTTGATGCAAATCCATCTGCACTATTTTTTATATCATTATCAAATGTTTTATTATTTGTAATATATAACCGATGCTTTCCTTCATTATGAAATAAAAACGATGCATATAATTTATCCCATAAATTTTTACTTTCAAAAAAACAACCCATTGTATATCTAAAATCTTTATTTGAATTTCTATTTAAACAAACAAAATGTTTATTTCTTTTTATATCAATTTCGTTTTCTCTAATCCACTTTGTTTCATATCCCAATGTATAATTTGGTTCTGATTTTAGTGATGCCATTCTTTGTGCAAACCCAATTAATAAATTATCTTCAAAATAAAAATTATAATTTTTAAATCTTTCATCTTGTTCAAATAAATTGGAAGTTCCCATAAAAAATACAAAATGTTTTTTTAAATCTAAACCCATGCTATTTACTTCAATTTCTAATTTTTTAATAAAATTAAACGAATTTAAAAATGGTTCATGTGAATAATTTATTGCAAAAATCAATCTATCTTCTAACGCTAATTTAATAGCTTCTTTTGAAATATTTTTTATATTAAATGAATATTCTATACCATCATCTGTTATAAGATGTCCTCCTATTAAATAATTTATTTGACTAAATATTTCTATTGGATATACATATTTTTCATCATCTTTAACATTATTTATATATTCGTGATTTCCTATTGGTGAAGAATTATACCACCATATATTTGAATGAAATGTTCTAAATTGAAATTTATTTTGGTTCGCAGTATTATAATCTCCATCATTTTTTTCAAAATAATCTATTAAAGTTTTATCCCATAAATTTGGATATGGGTGATTTCTTTTTTGGTCGTAATTATCGTAAATAAATTTCATATTAAAATGCTATCCATTTACCTGTTCCGTAATGTGGAAATTTTGATTCGTATGAATAATATATAACATCATCGGGTATTTCTCTTTTTTTATTCCAAGTTGCTTCGGTTGGAGTATAGGTTGATACTCCATTATCTTCCACCACAAATACAATTGGTAAATCAAAGTTTTTTGCGTATTTGTGCACTTCATAAAATATACCACTTTCAAAAGACATGTCACCAATAAATACAAATACTTTTTCATCACTACCTTTTTCTTTAATTCCCATTGCAACTCCCAATGCTATTGATAATGTGCCACCCACAATTGCAGATGAATAAAACTTTTCATTTACCTTGCAAAGAGTGATTGATTTTCCTTTAAGAATTTCTTCTTCAATCCAAACAGGACACACTTCTTTTAATAATGCATGGTAGTGAGAACGCCATGTACTAAAAACCCAATCCGAAGTTTTAATTCGTTTGAATATTTCAATCAATTGTTCTTCATTGCCATTTGATAAATGAATCGGGCCTCTTATTTTTGCATCTTCCCAATGCTTTACTATTAAATTTTCAAAATCAATTAAAGATTCCTTTGTTTGTTGAATATCTCTTACTATTGGATATTGTTCTAAATTTTTTATCATCTGTCTCTTTTTTGTAATATTGGGTTTGTTGTTGGCCATTCCATTTGATATTCGGGGTCGTTCCATTTTACTACACCTTGCTCATCTGCATCCACATAACCATCTTTATAAAATAAGTTATAATGAAACATACAATCGGTTAATGCGTAGTGTCCGTTTGCAAACCCCGGTGGTACTAGAACTTGGTTTCTATTTCTTTCGGATATAATAAATGCTTCCCACTCTCCTGATGTTGGTGAATTTAATCTCATATCTAAAACGACTAAATAAATATCACCTACTGCAGCTTGAACCAATTTCCACGTCTTACTATCCCAATGTAATCCTCTCAATACACCTTTGTATGATTTTGAAAACCTACCATGAATACTAATCTCACTTTTGTCATAGTGTATTTGTGTCATTACAGGATGTTCTTCCGAATGAAAAGTTGTAAATATCTCACCTCTGTATTCTCTATAAATTGATGGAGTATATGTTGGTACTTCATAACCAAATTTTTTCGATGGAGTAATTTGAAACTCATCCCATTTGTTACTCATATTATGTTTGATTTGCGTATCCTAAAGGAAAACCATTTCTAAATTCAAAACCCATTTTTGGTACTATCATTTGATATGCCATTATAAGTTCTTTAATACCTCTATCTAAATCCCATTGTGGGCCCCATCCTGTTGCTTCTAACTTATTGTTTGATACAATGTAGTTTCTCTTGTCTGGGTCCTCATAATAGTCATCGTAGACCACAGCAAAGTCATTTACATGAGATTGTATTTTTTCCAATAACTCTTGTTTTGAAAGATTTGCATTACTCAATCCTACATTAAAAACTTCACCTTTATATTTGTCATAATGTTGAATCATAAAACAAAAAGTAAATGCAATATCCTGAATATGGATAAAGTTTCTTTTAAATTGTTTTTCGAATACAACAATATATTTGTCAGTTATTGCTTTATAAACAAAATCGTTTACCAATAAGTCTGTTCTCATTCTTGGTGAAACTCCAAAGACAGTTGCTAATCTAAATATGATTGCATCCGTTGATGTTCTTAAAAAGTTTTCTGCGTCACATTTGGTTTGACCATAAACTGAAATTGGTGTGAGTGGTGATTCTTCGGTACATTCTAATTGACCGGTACTTAAACCATATCCACTATTTGTATTTGGATATAAAATCTTTTTACCTTTTCCATTTGTAAATTTAACAATATTAACTATTTGTTGAAAATTAATTTCTTTTGCAAGTTTTGGGTCTTGTGCACATGCAGGAAATCCTACAATTGCAGCAAGAGGAATAATTACATCTGCTTCATTACAAAGTTTTTCCAATAGTGTTTCATTACGAACATCACCATGTATAAATTTAAATTTTGACTTTGATGTGTATTGTAATAGGGAAGTTTGATTGAATAATAATTTATCCAAAACAATAACCTCATAACTTTGTTCTAATAGTTTTCCAACTAATACCGAACCCAAATAACCTGCACCTCCTGTAACTAAAATTTTCATACTAACAAGTTTCTTCTACTTTAATTAAATAGTTTGAATTTCCTGAAAAATCCCAAACTTTGTGTGGAGTTTTTTTTAAAAAATCATAACACACAACTATATTTTTATTAAATTTATTTTTAATATAATCATATTCATTTAAATTTTCATATAAATTATTTTTTAAATATACTACATCGTCTATATCTACAATAGAATCACATAATAAATAAAAATCATAATAACATTCCATAAAATTTGTATTTTCTTCTCTATCGTATGCACCACATCCAAAGAAAATTGGTAAATTATTATAATCGTTATATTTACCATCTATAATAACACTATCTTCTAATTTAGAATTTACATAAAATGAAAATTTATTTTCTTTACTTGAAAATGTTATAGTTAATAAATTAAATTCATTAAAAAAATTAATATCATTTATTTGTTTTTTTAAACAAATAAATTTATTTTCAACACCATCATTATACCAAATATCATATCTTACTTCTTTATCTTTTAAAATCATAAAACCAGAATGCATACCAGGTCTCAAACAAATTCCACCCAATTGAGTATCTTCAAATATTTCTCCTGATTTAAAGGATACGGACATTGTGAAATCTCCTGAGTTGGTGACTATCAGTGCATCTTTTTTAACCATACCATATGATTGGAATGGCCATATTTGCCATGGTTTTTTAAAATCTATTTTCATCATATAATAATATTTTTTGAAAAGTTATAAAATTCTTCTAATTCTGGGAATGTTTTTACAAAATTGGTTCCCCTTCTTTTATCGTGTTCGGTTACAAATATTCCAAAATCTTTTTGGCTTTGTAAAATAAATTTAGGGTCTATATCAGTTGATGTTGACCAGTCATATATTCTTTTTAATTTTTGTATCTCTACATCGGAATAACCAATATATTTGTGGTCAAATTTTGGAACACCATAATACAATGCTAATTTGGCATGTTCTAAAATATTTTCTTTAAAATCACTTGGTAAAATTTGAACAGTTTGATGCCATGGGAATCTTAAATAAGAACTATCCAACATTACAGCGGATGGCCAATATCTATCCGATGAACCATATTCTTTTTTCAAATCATATACACCTTTGATTAATTTATCATAAGTAAACACACTCAATGCATTGTATGTTACCATAAATGTAATAACAACTCTTGGACATTTTGTAAGAATTTTATTTACATTACCCCAAAAACGATTAAATTCCATTCCATGTCTAATATATTCCGCCTGTTTTCCCCATGCATCTGCAGAGGTGAAAATAATAAATTCATTTATTCTTCCCTCATCGATTATCTTATTTACTTTATCAATAAATTTATCAATCAATGCATCTGGTGCACCTAAGTTAGTATTAATAGAAAGATTTAATTTTTTATTAGGATTTGGGTGGTCTATGATATAATCTAAAACTTTCCAAGTATCTTTGGCTAATAGAGGTTCTCCTCCTGTTATTCTAAATGTATGTAAATCGTTATATAAATCCGGCCACCATTTCCAAAATGCTTCATTATATGGATTGTGTTCGTTTTGTTTTATTGGTGTTTTTTGTTCTCTTGTCAACCAAACTGGGTCATTGAAACTAGTAGATGTATTATATCCACCAAATTCTTCCATTTCTTCCATCCATTGTGTAGAAAATGCAGGGCCGCAATATGAACATTTAAAATTACAAGTATTACTAAATGCCACCTCTACATATCTTGGATTAAAATCGTCTCTCCAATCGGCATTAACAATTTCATTATAAAATGGTTTAGACCAACTTTCAGCTGATTTAAAAATTCTATCACTAAACCTATCGGAATTATCTTCTACACCCCAACAATAATCACACTCCTCCGGTCTTGCTCCACTTAACATTTCTTTTCTACGAAGTTTTTTATATCTCGTATTATGTAGTGCCGATGGATTGCGTGCAATTTCGGTTTCAGATATTTTATGTGTTCTGGGGTGATGACAAGAGTGATTGTGCCCATTTTGTAAGTGCATAGTAACCTGTGTCCATTTTGCTAAACACATTCCTTTCCCAACTTTATCCAATTCATTTTTTGTCTCTACATAAACAGGATTTTCAAATCCATAATTATTAGGCTTTTTTTCTTCACTCATATTTTATTTTTTATATATAAAACTATTATAATTGTATTCACATTTTGTTTTGTCCAATTTATAATAATCTATAAAGTCATCAATAGCTTTTGTTACAGAGTCGTATGCAATGTCATCACAGATTATGTAACCACCTTCTTTAATCTTAGGCCACCAGTTTACTAAATCTGCATATACATAGTCATAATAATGGTTTCCATCTATATAAACCATTTTAAAATAATTATCATCAAATAATTTATATCCATATTTAGAATCACAACAAATTTGTTCTACATATTCTTTTAAACCTATTTTAATAAGAATATCTTTTACTAAATTATAGATATCTGCGTATCTATGTTTTTCTCTAAAATCTTTAAATGATTTTGGATGTCTGTCTAACATTAATGATGATTCTACTTCATAATAAATGTCCATAGAATAGAATTTAATATTTTTCTTTGAATCTCTAATTAATTCGGCCATTCGTGCTGCGGATTGGCCGAAGAAAGTACCAATTTCTAATAATTTGTCACCATCTTCCGATTCATTTACAATCTTCTCATAAATCCACTCTGCGTCATTAATCCATCCTGGAATGTCTTTGTATGATTGCATTGTATGAAAATTATACTGCTTTTTTATTAATTTATTTGCATCGAAAGCTTGTTGCAAAAATTCTTTGTCTGTATGCTTATCCATTGGTTTTTACATTTATAAGTTTATGTTTACCAAATATATTTTCTATTTCCAACAAGGTATATTTTTCATTTATGTTTGACATACCATCTTTTTTATAATCTATTTTACCTTGCTGCATTTCTAAGATATATCGTCTTTCATTTCTTGCAGTAGTTTCACCTTTTGCCCATTTATCAATTCCACCTGTTTTAATTAATCCTTCAGTTTGATGTGGTAAGCATTTAAATTTACCATTTTTTCTGTAAGGTAATATAGTGTGTGGTATTTCTATTTTTTCCTTTGTTAATTCAATATTTTCCATTTGACCAAATTCTAAATTCATAGTGAATATATCTAATATCAAATTATCTTCGGGCATTTCTTTATGTAGATTTTTTACCTCATCGGATGTTAAACATCTATCCCACATTTGTATGCTAGCAATTCCTCCTTTAAAAAATACTTCATTGGGAGATTTTGAATATCCAATTGTAAACGGCTCCATACCATATCGTTTCAATGGTTCATTATAACTAAGTGGTGATTGTGTTCCCGTTCCCAATCTTGCATCACTTTCTCTACCATTTAAATAGAAATGTATTTTTTTATTTTCCGCATCTACTGACATAGTAATCCAACTCCATTGATTTTCATATCTTTTAATCCATTGATATAAATGATTTTTCATTCTATCCCATATTTGGAGTGTATATGCTCTACTATTATTAAATGACAACCCCCAATCATATCCTGGTTTTCTAAATATTGGGTATTCTATAAATTGTCTATTTTGGTCACCGATTAACCAGATAGGAACTTTTTCAATTTGTTGGTCTGCTTTAACTAATATAGAAATTGTATGTGAATTAGAAATACAATCCTTTTGTTCTCTGGATGGTCTTAATTGTATTTTAGAATTTATACCATTAAAATTTGCTACATATTTTTCTTTACTATAATTTAATTTTGTTTCTTCTGCATAACCTTCCATTACACATCTCCAAAATAAATCATCATCTTCCATGCCCCAATCCCAATAGTCGTTTGAATATCCGTTAGTTCGTTCTACTTGTTCTTTTGAGAATACAACTGCACCACCAAAGTATTCTTCATACTTTAATTGATAATCTGATTGTGAAATACGAACTGCAATATGTTGTGGGTTATCATTAGGAAACGAATAATCACAACTCTCATCTTCAGGAACCATATCGATATCATGCCATACAATGTAATCACACCCATCATCAAATGCGTGTTTTGCTGCAATGTTTTTCATTAAACCTCTGTTAAATAATTCGTTATCACATTGATGTGCTAAGTAGATTGTATGTTCGATTCCTCTTTCTTCTAAAAATTTAGATACATGAGGAACAAATTGATTCATATGTTCTTCTCTATTTCTATATGGTACACAAACTCCTAATTTCATTATATACCTACATTTAAATGAGTTATTTTATTATCTTTTGTTTTACCATATAATGTATAATGACAATTACTTAGGCCATCATCGATATTATCGTGATACCCAAATTGTACTTCATTATTATATCTCAACTGGTTCCATCTACTATTATCATCTTGCCATCTACCATCATTAAATCCACAATCTTTGTGGTACAATTTTAAAAGTTTACTATTTCTCCTAAATGGTATATATGAATAATGATTTACAAATGATTTAAAATAATTTAAATAAACATTAAAAAATTTACCATCATTTTTATTACCAGAAATGTCGGTAAAACAATATTTTGTAATATTATAATTTTTATAATGAATTGTTATTTCATCATTTTGTTTTAATAAAAATTCATTTATAGTTCCTTTAAAAAAGCTTTCTTTTGTGCCATCGGTACCGATTATTATATCATCGGAATTGGAATAATTATATATATATTCCGAAAGTTTGATACTATTCACAATATTATTTACCACAAAAGTAATTATATTTTCTTTTTTATTATATTCTATTACTATTTTATTTTTTGATGTTGTTACAATATCGGAATGAACATCATAGTAATTACCTTTTTTATCAAAAAGTTGTAAATAAAATCTATTAAAAGAATTATAAAAAAGTTTAAAATCGTAACCTTTTATTGATAAAATTGGAAATATATCAAATTGTTTGTTTACATCATAAATAACTTTATCTAAATTGATATCTAATTCTATTTTAAAACTTCTATTATAATTTATAATATTTGGAACCGTTGCATATGCGTCTACTCCATTAAAAATGGGTAATTTTTCGTTTGTAAATGTATCATCTATAATATTTTGAAATGGAACATTGTGTTTTATACATCTATATCTTAAGTCATCATCTTCAAATCCCCAACCCCAATACAAGTTAGAAAACCCATTTATTTTTTCAAATAATTCGGATGGAAATAATGTGATGCCACCAAAATAAGATTCAAATGGAATATTGTCGGTGGCTAGGTGAGTGGGGGTATCCGAATAAGAATAATCTACATCTATTGGTATCATATCTATATCATGAAATACAACATAATCACAATCCAACTTCTTAGCTCGTTCAAATCCGATATTTAGAAGCATTCCTCTATTAAATAATTTTGCATCATCTTGTTCAACTATTATAATCTCAAAATCTATGTTATGAGATTTTAAATATTGAACTATATGAGTTTTAAATTCTATGAGATGTTCGTATCGATTTCTGTATGGAACGATTACGCCAAGTTTATGCATTGTTATCGGTTTCCTCTTTAGGAACTAATTTATGAAATTCTGCTAAATAGTATTGAACTCTATCACTCCACTCATCTTTATCGATTTCTTCAAACCAAACCGTAAGAGCATCTAATGAGTTAGCAATTTTTTCCAAAGCTTTAACCTTCTTAGTTTCTAATAATAATTCTTCTTCTGTCATAATTGTTTATTTTTATAAATGTACTATTTTTATTTGATATTACCAAATTATATTGATATTATTTTTTTAATTAATTGATTCCATTGTTTATAATCAATTTCCGTTCCAATGTATTCAAACATATATTCCTGATTTGTAACATCTATTTCAAAATTATTACTTCTTAAAGATTGATACATTTTTAAATATTCATCAGATGATGCATACTCTTTTTTAATATCTGCAACTTGTTTGATTCTTTCTATACAGGTTGAGTCCCATTTAAAGTGATGAACCTGAACATTGTATTCCTCAATGGGTGCAATTAAAGGGTGATTCCAACCTTGCCATCTCCATGTAGTATGTCCGTCTATTTTTGCATAATGTTGACCAGATGTAATTTCAATATATCCTTTCACTATACATACCTTATTAGGACATGCACCACTCATTGGATATCTAAAAAATCCTGCAACTGGAAATTGTTCAAATATATTTTCTTTCTTATTTATCTTTGGGAAATCTCCAACTTGTCCTATTCTATCAATAAATCCACCTCTTACTATTTCCCAACCATTTCTATCACAAGCTGATATAATTTGTTTTAATGGTTTTGAATAAATATGAAATTCATCATCGTCTGAAACTACCCACCAATCATCAGGAAATAACATTTTAGTTTCATTATATAACTGAGTAACATATTCCCAATTGAATTTTTCTTTTGTTGCTCTTTCTACTATTCTAGCTTTTTCAAATTGTTTAGTTATTTTTAAAACTTCATTATAAGTACTAGAGCCCTCCCACTCATAAACTACAACATACATTTCGTCTACCAAATCTTTATAATGATTCAGCATATGCCACAAAGTTTCTACCCTACTACCAGTAACTGTAACTAATCTTATTTTATTCATTTAATTTTTTATTAATCTTTTTTAAAGCTTTCTTGTTAGTAAAGCTAAACCAGTGCTTGTAACTTTTTTATCAAACATACGAAAATTTTTTAAATTTACCAAATTCCATTTTTTATCCTCTTCCAATTCTTTAATAAATTTACAGGGACCATCAAAAGGAACGAAATCTTCTTTTGAATTTTCCGTTACAACAAATGTGTCATGATAATTTTGGTCTATATCGTGAATTGTAATAATTCCATTTTCAGACATAATTGTAGAATATAATTCAAAATCTTTTTTAACACCATCATATGAATGGTCTCCGTCAATATGTAAATAGTCTATTTTAATATCTTGTCTTACAAAATAATCATAGAATGTTTTTTCGGATGTTTCTAAAATAACTTGTGGAGAAAAATGTTGTCTTAAAAAAGAATTTTCTTCTGTCCAATCAGTAAATCCTCCAACACCATTAGCTGCATCGATTATAATAGTAGTTCCAATATCTCCCCATTCCATTTGAGCGTTTCCATCAAATATTTTTTGATGCCATAAATCAACCCTAGCTTGTGTCATAAGACGTGGTATAAATCCACCTCCTGACCCAATACAGACGCATACTTTTGCTCTAATAAATTGAATGAAAGAGTACACCAAAAGGCCATCGCCTAAGTGTAAATCGGTTGCACCATGTGTCCAACGATATTTTACCGGCTCTAAAATTATATTACCTTCATCATCTATTTTATGATTGTTGGTAAGATATTCTTTTATTAATTTTGTATTAAGTAATTGTTTATCTTTTGTATCCATAACTCTTTATTTGTATATTTTTCTAGTGCATTTCTTAATTTACAAAATTCTAAATTTACTTTTTCAAATTCGTCTTCTTGTAATTCTAAATATCTTTGGTGAAATTCTCCTTTACTATTTGCTCTATATTTGTAATCAATGTGTTTCATCCAATCGGTATGTATAATTGGAACTTTGCCATTATCAACTGCATCAAATATTGCATATCCAAATGGTTCTTTTATATAACACCCATGAAATATTTGAAAATTACTTTCAAAAAATTTATTATGAAATGTATAATCAAATTCCATAAACCTATGATAATCCGAATTAGTTTTTGACCCTTCTAACATTCTTTTGTAATCATACTTGTTTGAAAATATAATTGATGGAATGTAATCTAAATAATGTGCATTTTTTCTGGTTTCACATCTTGCAGCATATCCAATCTTATTACTTATAATTCCTGTGAATGGTTTATTGTGTTTCCATTCATAGTAATTTGTAATAGTTTTTGTTTTTGGATATTCATTATGTATTGTATCTTTTTCATATCCTATCCAAACTACATTGTCGGAATTATCTAATATTTCTTTTTGCCATTCCCAATCGACTTTTGTCATTATATTTTCATAATCAGAATTCAATCCTAACATATCAGGAATGAAAGCATGAACAAATGTAAGATAAGTTTTGTGTAAATAGTTTTTAATAATGGGATTTGGTTTGTAAGAATGATGTAAGAAAATAATCTTATCACATTCGTCTAATATTTTATCAACTTCTTTTTCGTTTCCAAAAGTGTATATTGCATCAATTTCTCTAACCAATGGCCTGCCGTCAATTATAATTTTGTAATCTTCTTTGACTAATGGTAAAACATTTTCAATAAAGTTATTACACCATAAATCGGCACCACCTATAACATTTTTTCCGTAACCTGTTGTAATAAGTACTATCATACTGAACCCGTTATCATTAAAGTATCACGAAATTCCCTTTTCCACTTTTCGGTTTTATATTTACCATCACCGCCATATGTACCACCCGTCAATACTTCCGTATCACATCTTTCAGCAATAACTGTCCAATCCACCGATGCGGATGAATTTTGATTTTCACTAACAACATATACATTTCCATCTTCAATTTTACCTTTTATTCTATCAAATGAATCATTATTTTGTAAAAATAATTGTGCATTTCTTGTTAATGAATTAAATGTTCCATTTGTTAATCTTGCAGAAATATCTATATTAGAACTACCTTCACCATTTATTAAATTTATTTTACCTCTATAAATCAAATCTGCTTGTGGGCCTTCAATTGCAGTGTGATATAACCATTTATTTTCATCTAATGGATGTGTAATTTGGAATTGTTTAGTAGTCGCAGAAAACGTACCATTAACAGATAGTCCTGACAAAAATTGAGACTTTCCTTTTACTTCAAAAAAGTTTTCACCGGATACAGCCGACACAGATGCGTTCATATAATTCCTAACACCTGTATACACTTGTAATCCTGCAGGTGCCAATTGTGAAAATCCATTATCTACTCTACCAAACTGTACTTTTACAGTTGAACCAAAATCATTCATATAAACTAATGCAGAGTCATCATATGGGTCGCCATTACTAGTTGCGCATTGAACATATTGTTCTAAATAAACATAAAACCAGTTTTGATTACTATCTACTTGAAAACCACCTCCAAAAATACCATATGAATAATCAGCATAACTGAATGTGTTACCTGCTAGTTTTACTAAATTATTTTCAACAATAGTTGACCTATATGTTTGAATTAAATTTGTTCTATTGGCAGCGTGTGTATAAGATGCATATTTTTCTGCAACCAATGTTAATTGATACTTTGCACGTACTCCATCATCATTATTAATCGTTCCACCATTAACTTGAATAGTAGCAAGGAATTGTAATAAAGTTAAACCATTTACCCCATCTCCATCAACCCAAATTTCTTCGGTAGGATTTTCTAAGTATATGATACCTGTACCCCTATAACCTAGACTACCATCAATATCACCTCTACCACTTGTTGCGGTTAATGTTCTGGTTTCTTCTTGAGAACTATCACCACTAACCGTTAATCTTGTAGTCGCTGCATATGTAAAATTAACAAAGTCAAACGAAGAAACAGCTATTGCCGGAATAGTTGTTGCCGGTGATATTTTTACTTTTGTTTGATTTGTACTATCTCTTGTAATAAAATAAGAAGCATCAGTTGAACTCAATTTAATAGTATGTGTACCATTACTTTTAAATAATGAGTTCCCATTAAAATTCCATCCCGCAATTGAACCGGTATCAAATTGTGCATCTCTACCAAAAAACTTTAATGAAGCAATTTTTTCCGCAACGATTGAGTCGGCTATTATTTTACCAGTACTAATTGAATTATCGTCTATGTAAGTTGCATTAACCGAACTACGTGTCGCTAATGCACCCAAACCGGTTACATCCGCTGTTGCCGATACACTACTTTTTAATGCCAAAGAACCAAGTCCTGCAACCGATGCGTTTGGAACCGTTACACCCGCACTTAGTGTTAGTGATGTTGCCGTAATACCACCTTGAATAGATAAATTGTCACCATCAAAAGTTAGTTTACTGCCCAATGAAAATACATTAGTAGAACCCGATGCAAAATAAAATGGTGTATTTGCATTTGCATATGTACCAGTTCCTACATAAATCTTTTTATTTCCTCCATCCAAAGTGATTCCATTTTGACCTACTTTAAGAATTTCACTTATATACCCCGCATTACCAGCTAAAACAGGAGACGAAATAGAACGTGCACTAATAAATGTTGTACCACCACCCGTCCAATCCCCAGCTGCTAATAAGTTTACAGAAGCACTTGCATCGGCTTTTGCTTGTGCAATCGCAGCCTGTTGTGCAGCCGTTGCTGCAACTGAACCGGATGTTACGGCTCGTCCTGCAGCACTTGATGCAAATAACTCTGCAGCGGTTTGTGCAGCTGCCGCTGAAACTGAACCCGATGATACTGCATTTGTTCCAATAGTATTTGCATAAGTTTGTGTAGCAGCATTACCAGCTGTTACATTTATAGTACCATTTACAGAAAGATTTCCACTTGTATCAAATGTTAATTTATCTTTAAGAGAAAATTGTCCTGTACTATCCATATAAACGGATGTATTTACATTATTATAAGTTCCTGTTCCTACATATATTTTTCGAGTTGTAGTAGATGCGTCTAATACAATTGGATTTGTTTTACCGACTTGAAATTTATTACTAAAATATCCGTCTATACCTGCTATATTTGGTGAATAAATTGAAGAACTTTCTATAAATGTTCCAGGATATCCACCATCTGCTAATAATTTTACATTTGAAAGAGATGCAGATAATGTAAGTGCAACACTTCTTGATACCGAACCACTTAATGTAGTTATTGTTCCACTAACCGATGAACTTACACTAGTCAAACTACCACTAATAGATGAACTTGTTAATGTTACTGTTCCACTAATTGAAGATGATACCCTATTTAAATCTGCTAAAGAACCCGATGCAGAAGAACTTATCAATGTAAGTGTGCCATTTATATTATTGTTACCACCTGTAAATAATGCAGATTGTGTTACTGCAACAGGTACATAGTTATTGTTTACATCATAAAATTCAAATTTAAAATTATAAGTTTCATTACCTAATACCGTCGGCATTGTAGTAACAAATGAAATCTCATCTGGAGAAAATGCGGTATCCTGTGATAATCGTAAACTAATATTTCCCAAATGCCATTCACCTTGAGATTGTGAAAAGTATAAAGATGCAGATGGATAATCCCTATCTATCCTAAATGGTATTACCGTATCTAATAAATTTTTTGTAGGTTGCGTTCCTATTAATGTTGAAATACTGCTTGATATTGTTGTCGGTACCGTTACACCATTTACTACTGAAGTTGTAATTTGATTTAAATATATTCCCAAATTACTTGAAGTAGATGATGAATAAAATGCATCTAAATTTAATTCATATGTATTTGAACTTTTAATATCCAAAGAAGATGAATATGTAAAATACCCACTACCTGTTAATCTAACACCACTTTCAACTCTACTGGATGTAAGATATGCATTTAACGAACCTGTATTCCAATTATTTTTAAGTGTTTCCGATGTTAGTATTCCAGTCTGGCCTACTACACTTCCTGACAAACCATATGATGTTAATAATTCTTTTGACTCAACCAATATATCTTGTATCAAATCATAATCGGAAATATCACCTTCAGAAGTTCTAAATACTTTTACTCTTTTAACATCACCTGCAAATGTTTCTAATTTTGAAAGTTTAATATTTGCAAAGGATTGTGTAACTGCAGATGCGACTTTTAAATCATTTTCTATTCTATATAGTGGACTAAGTAATTCGGTAATAGTAGCTTGTGGCCTTTGGTAAAATCTAATCTTTGTAGTATTAGCTAATGCCGGATTTACATTTATAGTTTTTGTCCACTTAACATTGTATTTATTTTCCCAATCTAAAGGAACGGGAAGTGTAATACCATTTGTATCTTGATACTCACTTAACTCACCTAATATAGTAAGTGTACATGGCCCAAATGCCGTATCGGGATAAACATAAACCGATACTACCTTTGAAACACCTTCATAATATTCGGTTATAATGGGTTTATCATTAGTATCTTTAAATGATGATGAAAAGTATCCTTCACCTGGTTCGTGATAAATTATATTACCTGCCGAATCTTTTAATTCAATTTGTATTTTAGTATCTGGAACTAATTCTTGTGAACCTGCAATTAAAAATGCATTCTTACCACCTGTAAATGTATCAGGCAATTCTGTTATTTTAAAATATCTACTATTAGGTTCCGTATCATTTACTAATACGGCGTACTTGTCTAAGTTTTTAGCAAATAAAGTTTTTTGTATAACAGCCATTTAATCTTTTTAAATAAATATCTCTAAAAAAAGAATTATGTCATATTTATCTAAAGAAAACTAATATACATTATATAATACTAAAGAAAACTAAATAAGTTATGAAATACGCAATGTTACAAATCAAAAAAGAAACCCATGAACTTCTCAAAGGGTATTGTGAAGAACACGGGTTTAAAATGGGTAGTCTAGTTGAAAATCTAATCAAGAAACACGTCGGTGTCTCAAAACCACAATCTAGTGTGTTGAAGGCTGATAAGGTCGTTCTTAGAAATCAATCTTACTAAACCCATTTACTTTTTTTATTTCTATCAATCCATCTACGATATCTCTCATTTGTTCTAAGTGAGAAATAACCCAAATGAAATCAAATTGAGTTTTAAGATACTGCATCATCATAAATAAAGATGATAAGTTATCTGCATCCAATGTACCAAATCCTTCATCCACTACTAAGAAATTCGGACGAGGTAAGTTACATACATTAATAAGTGCAACTCTAATAGCAAGTCCACTAACGAACTTCTCCATTCCACTACACATCTCTAATGGCCACTCTTGGTCTTCGTAAACTATTTTTGCATTGATTGATTTACCATCCATTTCCATTGTAACACCAAAGTCTACAACTTGTGCAAGGATATTGTTTACCTCATTTTCAATAACAGGTAATGCTTTTGAAATTAACTCATATGGAATACCATCTCTCTTTACAGCATCTAAATAATAGGTGTATAATCGGTTCTTTTCCTCTAAGTCCTTAACCTCATTCATCTTTTGTTTGATATTGTCTATATAAGTCTGTAATGATGATATAGAACCATTTGTAGTTGCTATTTGTTTAGTAATATCTTTAATGTCAGACTCAATTTTCTTTTTCTCTACTTCTAATTCTTTGATTTGTTTTTCTAACTCTTTATTACTTTGAATTGTTTCTTCGTTTTCAAAATACTTTTCAATATCTTCTTCTACTTTGTCTAATTGAGTTTGTAATAATTCTTCTTTTGTTTCCAAACCTTTTAACTCAGCCTCAGCAGTTTTTAATATACCTTTGGATTGTCCAAGTTTTATTTTTAAGTCTGTCAATTCATTATATTGTTCCTCAACACCTTCCATTGTATCTAATGTTTGTTGAATACCGGTACAATCAACCAATGCTTCTCTAAGCATTTCTTTCAATTGAGGTAATAATTCTTTTACTCTCATTGCATCTTTTACAAAAGTATTATCACAACAAAACTTACAATTTGGGTCGTATTTATGATTATCCAAATTTTTAATTGTTTCTTCTGCAGAGCTTACATGCAATTTTGCAGTATCATATACTTTGGTTTCATCAACTAATTTCTTTTGATATTCTTTATAGTTAGAATACACAACTTCTATATCAATTCCATTTAATTGTTTCTTTTCATCTATTGATTGTGAAATTTCTTCAATTTTTCCTTCTAATATTTTAATGAATGTTTCTTTTGTTCCAATTAAAGTTGTATTGTTTTGAATATCTTCACCCAAACCCTTTCTTTTTTCTTCTAATGTAGGTAAGTCCAAATTAGAGTCAATAGGAGTAAGGTTTCTACTTAAATCTAATATAACACCATCCAAACCATCTTTGTCAGCATTCAATCTAGCTAATTCTTTATCTAATTCTTTTAACTCACCTTTCTTTTCTTTTAAGTCATTTGCTTTATCTGCAAGTTCGGTAGTAAAGTCGTTTCTCTTAAAGTTTTTAATCAATACTGAAACTTCTTTAATATCTTCTAATCCTGTTTCATATAATTTGTCAAAAACATTCAATCCCATAAATTGAGCTAGTAGGTCTTTTCTCTCACTTTGTGATTTGTCAATGAATATAGAGTTATTACCTTGTAACGATAATGCGGTCAATACAAAATCTTCATACTTACCAACATATTGTTCAATTACGGCATTTGTGTCTCTCCTTTCGGTTCCGTTCAAAGAAGTTTTATCATCACCATCTTGTCTATAAAACTGAACATCAACTTTAACATTTTTTCCTTTGTTTATAGTTTTTGCAGTTCTTTCAATATGATAATCTATACCTTCAATTTGAAAATGTAAATGACAACTAAAATCTTGCTTTCTATTGTTTAAGATATTTTGTGCTTTGAATGCTCTACTACTCTTATCATAAAGACAGAATGAAATTGCGTCAAAGATAGATGACTTACCTTGTGCATTTGGTGCAAACAATCCCATCAATCCGTTTAACTTACTAAAATCAATCTTATTGTCCTCACCATAACTAAACATATTAGAAAACTCAAATCTAATCGGTTTCCAATAAATGTTTCTTAAAGTTTCCTCATGTGTAATTCTACTATTGACATCTCTGTTTATCTTTTCTAATTCACCTAAATCTTTTGCATCAACAAACGGCATCATTCTTTCCACATACTCATTTATTAAAGAGTTTTGGTAGTTTATATCTGCAATGTTTTCAAAGTCTAATTTATTACCTCTATCTCCTGTTTTCTTTTTTGATAGAGAGTCTGTTCTAATAATTGTAAAGTCATCAACACCATATTTCATTTTGATTTCCGCAATTACTTTTTTAGTGTCCGCAGTATCGGTGTTTGACAATCTTACTCTTAAACGAGGATGTTTTGGCATATCATTTACAACTGGAACCTTACCATTGTCAATATCCATAGTATAATAACCATAATCATTTTGAATGTCAATTTCCTCATAGGTCATTGTGTCTAAATCCCATGCTAAAAATCCATGTCTATCCAATGTCTCACCAAAGTTTTGTTGTAATAAAGAACCCGCGTAAACTACCTTACAACCTTTCGGACTAATCATTTCTTGACGCTTATGAATATCGCCTAATAAGGCTAAATCAAAACCATCAAATATATCCGTTGTAAAATGTCTACTACTTACCACATATCCAATATCAGTTTGTGAATTATCAACAGGTCCGTGAAATAATGCAATCTTTTTATTACCAAACATTTTGTCAGCACTAATCCAATTGTCTTTGTTATCTAAAATTGAAAATACTGAAAAATCAATACCACCAATTGAAAATACTTGTGTATCTCTTAAATAATAAAAGTTTTCTAATTCTAATGCGTCAACCAATGGAGTAAGAACATCCATTCTATCCATATTGTTCATATTACAATCGTGATTTCCGGTAATAAGAATTGTAGGACAAGTTTTAGCACACTCTTTGAATAACCAACTTATTTCGTTGACTAATTCTGGTGACATTTCTAATTTAGCGTGGGCAATATCACCTGCTAAATATATAATTGCATCTTCAGTTCCTCTTTTACGAATTTCTACAAACATTTTTTCAAATACTTGTCTATACTCTTTGTGTCTTTTTACATTACGAATGTGTACATCGGCAATGTGGTAAATTGTTTTTAATTTACTACTCATAGTGAGTTTATTTTGTTTAACAATAATTCTTCGGATGAAAACTCTTTAGTTTTCTTTAGTTCTTCGTAGAATTTTTCATACCCCATATCGGCGGCATCTTTATCTTTAAGGTACATCATTTTTACATGAATACCTTGTTTTCTAAAATATTCGGCTGCTTTAAGTGCCTCATTAATTGCATCGTTATCCAATGAAATAATAATATCGGTAATACCACTCATAAAGATTTTCTCAACCAATATTCTGGATGGAAACTTACCTAAAAGTGGAATTGCATTTCTTTTAATTGTAATTGCATCAAATACACCTTCACAAAGTATAATCGGTTCATTCCAATTTACCTGTGAGTCAAAACATATTACATTTTTGCTGATTGGAGGATTTTTGTATTTCATTTTGTTGTCCGGATAATACGAACGAGAAACAAAGTAATTTAATGACCCATCGGAATTATATGATGGTATAATTACTCTTTGTCCATATAGTCCTTCTTTACAATATCCTATATTATATTTGATTATATCCTTTTCAGTAATACCTCTTTGATTGAGATAATGTATTGCGTGTTTATATTCTGGATTAAACCCTTTAGGAACCTCACTAAGACTAATAAATTCTTTTGGTAGGGAAATGAACACCTTTGTATCGGCATCCTCTAAAAGTGGGTTATAATTGCTATCTCCGTATATCTCTCTAATAACCGAAATAACCTTTCTATCTACATCTAACTTTTTTAATAATGAGGTCAATTTCTTACCACCACTATTGCAAGTCCAACAATGCCACTTTTGGGTTTCCGTATTAACTTGTAGTTTTTGTTTATGGTGATTACAAAAAGGACAGTAAAATGCCAACTCATTCCCTTTTAGGGTAAGATGACTACCTAACACGCCGGTTAGAGTAGATACGACTATATTCTTATCATTTTGCTTCAACACCCTTTAAATATACGACAAATATTTGATATTACCAAATATTTTACATATCACTTGGTAATATTGTTGTTTTATGTGTTTCGTCTCCAAAAATACGGAAACTTTTAACAATTCCCAAATCTGTTATTGTTACTGCTTCGACTTCAATTCCCCACTTTACTACATATTCTTTCACCTTGTCAGTTATTGTTTCGTTTACATCCACTAAGTCATCCCACGTTGTTAACTCCACTACATCTCTAATCATTCCCTGTGTCGTATCAATTAAGACATCGTTTGCATGCATCACACCCAATAAATAGGTTCTTACATTACTAACTCTGTATCTAATAATTGATTTCAATACAATACTTTGTTCGTCTAATGTTGTTAGGGTTTGTGAGGGTAAATTAACTGATTGAGTAATAACAGGTGTTTCAATTACATTATCAAAAAATGGTATCTTAAAATGTAAACCACTATATAATGTATTAATCCATTTCCCATTTCTTAAATGTACTCCGGCATTCCATTCTTCAATAATAACGAATGGCATTAATTGATAACCAAATCTTTCTAATACTTGTACTAATTTATCTAACATACCTTTATTTTATATAATAAAGATACGACAAATATTTGATATTACCAAATATTTTACGGTCTATTTTCCTCTAAAAACCACTCATTTGGGATGATTTTGTCTGCATACTTATATCCGTTTTTTTCACACCAATCCCCATAGGTCGTTTTAGACTTTTTGGTGATTTTGTTCTTTGAATTCGAAAATATGAACCTAATGTCCATATTTGGGTTTTGCTCTTTAACCAATAAGTGTTTCTTACGGTCAGCTGCCACAAATCTACCTTTTGTCTCTATTCTAATACCATTAGGTAATTTGAAATCAGGATGATAGTGGTGAGTGGATGCAGGAATTATGTATGGAACTTTTTCGGTTTCATATTCTACTTTAATTCCTTGTGATTCTATTTGTTGAGAGATGGTTTCTTCTAAACCAGACTTAAATCCATATTTTTGAGCAACCCATTTTGGATTGTTCTTTTTTGTAACTTTTTTAGCCATTAAATTTATTTTGTTCTATCCAATTTACCATATGGTTTAACATCGGTATATCCATTTTTTAAATATGAACTACCACCACCAATTTGGCCACCCGCTATACCATATCTACTTTTAGCCGGTGAAATTGCTTCAAATGCTGCAATTGCTTTATCATCTGCAGATTTTGTTCCTGAGAAATCAATACCTACTGAATATTTTGTTTTGTCATTAGCTTTGTTTGCATCTACTAATGCTGCTGCAGGTTTACCTTCTTCCCATCCACCTGCTTTTTGTTCTGCGTATAATTCTAAAATAGTTTTAGCCATATTATTTGTTTTTGTATATAAATATAAGATTATGTATCAAATCGTACAATAAAGTTTACCGGTAAATCTGGTTCCGATTTGATTGGTTGTGGTAATTTTGCCACCGCTACTAAATCACAATTATCATCGTATAATCCAATAGTTGTAATGAATGGTGTTAAGAACGAGCCGGTACTATCTACCGAACCACTTAAATCATAATGTTCAAATCCACCACTAACCGATGATGTATAATTTGATGCAAATCTATAATCTAATATTTCACCCGTTTCTAATATGGATTTCTTTTTAATATATTTTACACCTGGATTAGTAGTTGTTTTATAAATTTTATTATCCGAACCTGTTATAAATTCTGTAATTTTACCAATCTCCACTATTGCTGATGGATTTTGTGATACATTAAATTCATCTTCATTGGCAATCAATAAATACTCATGTTCATATATGGTTTGTGTAGATTTATAATCCAACGTCCATTGATTTTGTAATTTTAATGCTGAATCTTTAGTTAATACAATTAGTCCTTGATTATAAAATACATTGCCAATTTTTATACCCTGTGACTCTTCTGGTAAAAATGGTATGTCTTCGGCAATCGCTATACCTGATTCGATATCTAAACTAACCAATTGTATTGTTGGTTGTTGTATCCCATTATAGATAATATCCAATGTTCCTAATTGTATATCAACCGCATCACCCGGTATTTCTTCAAATGACGCACTATAAACGTATTCTGATAAATCTGTAAAATTTATTAGTTGACTACCGGGCCCATCACCCATATCAATTCTAGAAATATTAATTTGGTCTCTGTCATCTTGTAGGTTTCCAAATGAATCATCAAAATATGAAACTTCATCTAATTCATTAATATTATCCTTTAAAATAACAGACCCTTTTTTTATTCCCTCACCAACATATACATTTGGAATTGATATTACTTTTGCACTACCACTTAAAAATCTTTCTTTAACTAAAGTTGCGGATATGTATGATTTTGTTTTATGTCCTGTTCTAGTAAATG